CTCTTCGCGCATTGATCCTTGGATGCTGTCAAACTCCAGAAGCGCTTCTTCGTGGACATTTGCCAGACGTTCTTTTTTGGTCATTCTTGCCACGACATAGCCTCGCAATAAAATTTACCTGTATTATAAGATAGATTGACAGAAAAAACAATCACCGTGCAATAGGCATAACATTCGCTATTGGCTTGGCCTTTGCCTTCTTCTGACCATTGGCCCTTCGAGAACCTTCGCAGGCGTATCGCAGAGCGTCAATAACGTGATTGTCTTTGTCTTCCAAGACGGGAAGAACAGCACCAGTGTCCCTGTCTGTCTTATAGCTGTAAAGCGTCAGTTCATCAATCGTGTGCTTGCAGCGCGGGTGAACGATGATGTCAAACGACTTGAGCCATTCAACGCCTTCCTCGACAGACTTCGGCCCCTTGACCGCTGGCTGTATCTTGGGAAAGCCATTCTTACGCATATGGCTGATGGTCTCAGGACGCGCGCTGTCTGCCACCATGGGCCATTTCTCAGCCTCTGGGATGGACATAATCAACGATGGGGTGTCAACAATCTCACAGCCCACCTGATAAGCCTCATAGTCAATATACAGCTTACGGCCAATGATGTGGCTACGAATAGCAACTGTCGGGTCTGTCGCAAAGCCCCAGTCGGCGCCAAGCCGATGGATCGCGTCTGGTGGTGTCTCAAAGTCTTCAATTGTCCAGTTTTTAAACACCCGCGTTTCGCTGTTGCGAACATACTCGCCTTTCCAGACGTGCATGTATTTGTCTGGATCGCGGCGCTTGTCGTATTCCATTTCGTCGCGCAGAACGTCAGGGAACCACGGGTTGTCTTCGAAGTTTACCTCAACAACCTTGCTTTTCTCTGGGATGTCTGGACCACGCAGCAATCCCTCGATCGGATCGGTGTCGTAACGCGGGTTCCATGTGAACCATAGCTGCGAACCTAGTTTACGAATGGTCGGACGCAAGATGTCCAGCGAGAACTGGCTCAGGCTCTGCGCTTCCTCAACCCAGGCAATGTCATAACCTTCAAGCGACTTGATGCTGTCTGCTGTGTGGTTCTGCAAACCTTGGAATATGATGATACCGCCATGAACGGATCTGATCTCGAACTCTTTGATCGTGAACATGTGCGCAACGCCAAGTTCTTCAATTTTGTTTTCCAGCAGCTTCTTGACAGACTGAGCCAGAGACTTCTGCACTTCACGAACGCACACAGCGTCCACACGCTCCATGATGCTGCGCTCAATCAGCATCTCTGCAAACATGTGAGACTTACCAGAGCCACGACCACCATGCGCGCCAAGGTAGCGTGCATCTGGGTCACTCAGTATCGGGAGCGCCCAGCGCGGGGTTTTGATCTGGAGGTTCATTGTTCGATGTTACGCATCGCCATCAGTTGCTCGATTTGGTCGGCTGGGATGCCTTGGTTGCGGAGTTGTTCTGGCGTAAGTCCCAATATACCTTCTGCACCTCTTCTTGCCCTGCCGGAGAGACGAAGTCCGTCACCAGTTCCAGCCTGCCCCGTATCTCCGCGTCCGTCACTGGTCGGTCGAGGTTGAACAGTTTGGTCAGAGACGCGTCCAGCAGATCCTTCTGCCGTTGCGACAATTCCTTTAGTTTCGGCCCGATGGCTTGGCGCACCTGCCCCGCGAATTCCTGCAACCGTTGCTCTTCTGTCTGCATCTGATCCATTCCATCTCATTACAATCACGGGCGGCATGCCCTGACTTTCATCCCAACCATCAGAGCGCCAAGCTTCGAGCAGATCCTCGTAAGCAAGTTCTCCATGATCGGCCACATACATATCTTTGTCGAACGGAACCCGCCCAACTTCCTCAAATCCAAACTCACCGTAATATTGCGGCAAGAAGCCTTCAGGGAAACTCTCCGAAGGAACAGCAAAAGCATCAAGTATATTTGCGCCCTCGTCAAGTGCCTTTGCTATTACGCTGGGCGCAGCGGTTCCTTTTGATCCTGGTGCGTTGCTGACAACACCCACAAGCGCCTTGTCACCTTCCTGCATATCAACACCAGCCCAAGAATAATCTGGCTTGCTGTCGAGAGCAAAGAAAACGTCATCGTCGCCAAGCTGATATGCCACCAAATCGCCAGAGCGCGCGCCGGCCTTAACCTCTTGCGGCGAGTAGTTGGTCAATGCCGGTTTGTATTTGTTGTTGTTTATTGCATCGACGAACGCCTGTGGAGACGCTCCACCAGCCTTGACCGATGTTGTCGTTGGCTTCCAGTTGTCCGTCAAAGAGTTAACCAATAGGCGAGTATCGATAGCAGACAGGTTTGTTTTCTTGGCTGCTTCCATTGTCATGATGCGCTCAAGGTTCTGAACCTGCTCTCCGGTCACCTCTTGGATTGGCAGCGACATATCGAAGGCGCGGCGACCGCCTTTGTTGAAGCCCTCGCCAAATGCGTTGATGTTCTTTTCGCCCCAGAAGTCAGGGAACATCTCAAACGTCGAAATGTTCTGATCAAGCGCACCAAACACGCGACCACGGATGCCATACCGATAGCTTGGATGCACCGGCAATCCCTCTGCGGCAAGATCCACTGGAGGCAAGCTGAAGTCAGGCTCAATGAACAGCAATGTGTCGCGCGGGTTTGCACCAGCATACTTGGGATCGACAGTCTCTTGCAGAACGCGGTTGACGTTAGGCACACCGGCTTCCTGCATCTCTTTGGTTCCAATGACAGAGGCGATGCGACTGCGCTCTTGGAAACTTGCGTTGTTGATGAATTCTTGCGCGTTGGGGCTTTTGAAGCCTGGGAACTTAGCTAGACCAACCAAAGCCTGATCTCCACCCGCTACAGCTTGGCGGATTGCATCATCAAGTGCTCTGATGACGTTGTCGCCAATGCGCCCATCTCTGACATATGCGTCAGTCGTTTTAATCAGCGAGTTGATAAAGCTGATGTTTGACTTGTGACTTGTCGGGTTCATCGCTGTGACAGCAATCAGATCCGCACCTTTGCCGGCTTTCTTGGTGCCGATACCTTTTCCCTGAACAGCCCAGATCAAATCATTCTCTTGGCTAGATGGCAACAGCGGGAAACCTGGCCCACCCATCATCACCTCTGGAATATCAACCACCGAACTGTCGATGCCTTTGTAGAAACCACCTGCACGGGTCAGGTCTGCTACTGTCGGGATGATGCGTGCGCGCTCTAGGTCTTTAGGCGTGATGCGCGGTGCATCGACAGGTGTCTGGTCTGGAATATCAGGCGCACCGCCAACAACATCAGCACCCACACCTTGCGCCATTGCTGGATCACCACGGCCAAGCAGGAAGTCAGCATCAAAGTCACGGATGCCACGCAGCGTGCCGATAGCGTCAGCCATGTATGGGCTGCTGTAGATCTCACGGGCAAGAACGCCTGCGCCTTCAGCAATGGGTCGCGTCAGTGGGAAAGCCTCTGCAACGCCAAGACCAGCCTCTGCTACACCCAAGCCCATCTTGAGGTAGTCACCCTCTTGATAGCCCTCGACAGCGGTTCCTCCGCCTTCCTCGACAGCAAACACTGCGCCCAGAGGCGTGAGATCTGCCAAGCCAAGACCATCAAGGATGTTCTGAGATGTCGGGCTTGTGTCGCCCATGATGTCGCGTGCGTATCGGCCAGCGAGATATGGATCTAGGCCAAGCTGGTTAATCAGTGCATCTTGAACGCGCTGCGTGGATGTTTCGCGCATCGTGTAATCTGGCGCTTGCAGTGTGCCGTATGTCTCAAGCATTTCTGATCGGTCTTGCGGTGTTAGGCTTGGAGGCGTGAACGTGCCGCGATAGGAAGCAATTTCGTCTGGCGTGAAACCAGCAGCGAGAAAATCGTCATCGATCAGACCTGCTATTGATCGATCGTATTCTGCTAATTCAGCCAGTCTGTCCATTATGCTTCCTTCGGATCTACAATCACCCGCTCAATCTTCTGCACGATGGGACCGCCTTCTGGTCCTGAGTGTTCATTTTTCACCGTGTCGTTCCAATCGTCGCGGAACCTGTTTTTCATGTTGAAGATGTAGCTTGTTGCGTTGAAGCCATCGATCCCGCCAAACGTAGCCATGCGGCCATTTCGTTCCCACCATGCCTGCGAGTGACGCATTGCTTCCTTTACGGCCTCCGAAAACTGTTTGTTTTGGTTCTGCCATCTGTCGAAAGTATCGTATGCAATATCAAGTTCCAGAGCCATTTCGCATTTGCTCATTCCCTCTTTACCGCACTTAATCACAATCTCGCACATCTTGGGTTCGTATTTTGTCGGTCTTCCAACTTTCTTCTTCGCTGCCATTTTACACCTCATATCTCAGCCAAGCGGACTGGTCGCATGGCTGCAATATAAAGCAATGTTGGCATTATATCAATTACGCGCTTCAATCGGTCGATATTTCTCCGAGCGTTTGAGTTATTCGTTCAAATTCAAGCGTGATGTCGAAGTCTTCACTCATCGCGTGGTAGGCCATAGCGAGTTATAATGCCTTTAACTGATTTCTCTGTCAGTTCTAACATGCCTGCAATAGATGCGGTTGTCAGATCATACTTGATCATGTTGTTGATGACCTTTGCTCTTTCTGACAGCGGCGCGTTGTTGCCTGTCCTTGGGCGCCCACCCAGACTACCATTTTTCTTGGCAACTTGTAGGTCTCGAATGGCGGGTGCTGAACGATGACTTGGAACAATCACCATCTTGTTGATCTTAGCGTCGATCTTGTTCTGCGCTTCCCATGCCTTGCAATAGGCGTCTTGGTATTTATTGATCTGAAACTGGCTCATGATCCTAATCCCTCTGGACGCATTTTAGGGCGCAGTGAACAGCCCAGCGCTAACAGGCACTTTCCATCGCTGTAGAAGACGTGGTTCCCAATGCTTCCAACGCGATTAAACTCACTTGCCCAGAACGGGCTGACATTTGTGGCGTGGAAGTATGTTGCGCCGTGGCCCAGAACATCGCCATCAAGAACATCGTGCGCAATATCTTTTGCGGTTGACCATGCAACGATGTCTTTGGGGTCTTCCGCTTTGCCATCACAGTAAAAGCTGAACTGGCAATCGTATGACTTTTCGCCACGATCTTCTTTTACCACCTCACATACGGTGCTTGGAAAGTCCGGATGTGCCACACGGTTTACAATGACTTCACCGACCGCGAGCATCCCGTCTGGGCCTTCGCCTCTTGCTTCGTAATATAGCGACATTGCTAAACATGTTGCTGCTGTAATCATTTCTTTTCCTCCCAGAGTTTTCGAACCCTGTGCTTTAGTTCTTCTTGTGCGGGGTGCTTTGCTATGAAGGCGCGGCGCTGTTCCAGACTTGGCAGGCTCAGAACGTGCCGTGCAGCGCTTTCGATCATCTGATCCTTGCAGGCTTTTGCATATGCCTGCTTGGTCTTGGTGTCGGGCAGATAGACTTCACCTGCACCGACTGGATCACCCTCGCGCCATGACCTCAAAATGGAATATCGTCATCTAAATCATCGCTTGCAGGCGGTGCATCATAGCCACGCTGTTCACCCTGCTGGCTACCACTTTGGAACGTCAGTTCGTTCACGTTCAGCGTCAGTGATCCGCGCCCTTCGTAAACATCGACACCAACGCGGCCTGTCAGGGCCAGCTTTGTGCCTTTCTTGATGTAGTTCTCAAGGCTTTCGGCGCGCTTGCCCCAGATCGAACACGAATACCATGTGCTATCGCGCTTGTTGCCGTTCTTGTCTTTGCCGTTGTCCACAGCCACTGAGAAACCCAGAACAGGGTCACCACCTTGTGTGCGGCGCAGAACAGCGTCTTTGCCTACGTTCCCTGCTATCATTGTAACTTGCATTGTCTTTTCCACTTCCGTTTTGCTTTGCGATAGAACTTGTCGATCATCCCGTGCTTGCGCATGAACTCGACAACGTGCCTCGCCTGTTCTTCTGTTGCTGGGCCGCGATGACCTATGTCTTCCACACCGTAACCTTCTGACAGGTCTTTAATGATGCAGCGAACAAGTTCATCCGTCAGCCCAGCGCAGTTCATGCAGCTTTTCCAGCCTCAACCCAAACGAGCCTAAGCATCTGATCCGCCAATTCTTCAATGTTTTCTTTAATATACATTGCAACAGCAGAAATTGCATATGTGTCACGATCCGCACCGTATGGATAAGTAAACTCAACACCCTCAACAGTGATTGTTTGATCTGTGTCACCAATGATGAAAGATGCGTTTGCTTTTGATGTGAAATACTTGTTCATTTTTTCCTCCGTTTGTGGTGGGGAGCCGGAGCTCCCCGGTTGATTATGCCGCTCTGAGGCGATCAAAAGCCTCTGCCCGAAGTTCTCGCCATACCTGCTCCCATTTGGTATTGCGGTAGCGCATAGGGCATTGGCAGTTTGCGATAAATGCTGCGTTATGGGCGGCGACCCGTACTTCTTGAAGCGTAATTGGTGTCATTGTCGTTTCCTTTGTGCTTGTTGGCGGGGAGCCGGAGCTCCCCTGTTGGTTTATAGTTTGATTAAACTTCCCTCACCTTAAAATACTCAGTTTCTACCTGTGATATTTTTTTATCATTACGATAGAATGTAAATGTCGGTATGCCGTGAGAGTTATTCCCTTCAACATAATAATCAGCCTTGATTGAATGACTGCGGGAAAGGCGCGGTGAATATGCAATAAATGTTGTCATGGTGTTTTCCTTTGTTTGTGGTGGGGGCCGAAGCCCCCACTTGATTTATATTAAAGCTGCTTCCAACTTTGATGCTGCAATCCGCTTGCCGTTCAGGGTCCAAGTTTTGCGCATGTGTTGAGGGCGGATTGTTGCTCTTCCTTCGGCGACAACAAAGTGCAGACCAATTTTGCCAGCGGGTGTGTCAGCGAAACCAGAGGCGTGACCAGAAAAACTGCCTTTGAAATTTAAATTAGCCTCACGAAACACTGCGTTGTCGAATGCTTCTTGCATGTATGTGGTTGCGTTTGCCATGTTGTTATCCTCCGTTTGTGCAATCAGATTATCGCCACACAACACCATATGCAAGATATAATTTGCACTTTGCACATTTTATTTATCACTTCCGCCAAATTTCTTCACAGAAAATCCAGCTTGGGCCATAATTTCATCTGCGCGTTCTTTGCTGATCCGCTCTCTTGGCTGCGGTGCAATTAGAGGAACGTGGCCTCTGTCGAAGCGTTTGATCGCTGCGCGTGCCACCACCAGTGGGCCAAGTTCTTTCTGGGCGCGCTCTGCGATGTCGCCTGTCATTGGCTTCTTGCGCCGATCAGGATTGTCTTTCCCGATCCACCAACGAACAGCCTTGGCGATCGACCAAGCGGGGAAGTCTTTCAGTTCGTGATACCAATCATCTGCAATCGACTTCATCATGCCTTCGGAAATGTCTCCTTGGAAATACTGGGCAAGCAATGAAGCAATGCGTCCAGTGATCCACTTCGCAGGCGCAGGCGTATAGAGTTTGTTCATCGCCTCTTCGAGCGCGTCACGCTCAATCTTCGAAGCCAGCGGCGTATGAAGCAAATCCCGCCATGAGCGCGTTATGTCCTCCATTTGCTCTGGTGGGACGTGATCTGGCAAACTTCTTAGCGTTTCCAAGCCATGTCCGCCAAGCAGCGTCCCAATCTTTGAATGTTGATCCTTTGGCGTGGTGATAATTTCTGAACTGTTCTGCTTCATGGTTTGTTTCCTCCGTTGAAAAGCCCCGCTTCATTGCATCTTCGATGTTTCGATCTGATGGCACCCAACCATCAGGCAATGAACAAGAGCGCTTTGCTTTTGGTTTTGGGTCTTCTGACCCAATAGGTTCATTTCCAAGGTTATTACTTCCAAGGTTATGGGGGTCGCGTTTTGCAACAGGGTCTTGTTGCGTTTTGCAACAGGGGCTGTTGCGTTCTGCAACAGGTGTCAGCTTGAGCAAATATGTGGTGCTGGTTTGTGATCCATTGTCACGCGTTCTGCGTATTCTGCTTATCAACCCAGCTTCTTCCAGAGCCGATAAGTGCCTGACGATGGTTGATCTATTCATCTCACACTCAGCTTCGAGCGTCTTTAGGCTTGGGAAACATGCGCCAGTTTCCCCGTTGTGATGATCTGCAAGCCAATAAAGCACAATCTTCGTGGCTGGCTTCAGCCCCTTCTGCTTCATTGCGAGCGCTGTCATGTAGTGGCTCATAGACATTTCCTTTTCTGTTGTGGAAACGTCGAACTCAAAGTATATTTGAGCCAACGCATCCTACTCATGCGTTTCGCCTTCGCTGTTTCCGCCCTTACAGCTTGGCATTACTGGGACGGGTTGAGCATCTCACTGCTCCCCGTCCCGACATTTTACATCAGATCGTCCCATCGTCAAAGCGTTTTACCGCTCTTTGACGCGCAACAGCACTGAGGCGATACATGCCGTTCTTCATGATAACATCGCCAGCATCGTCCATCTCGATCAGCAAATCTTGAACCTCGCGCGGGTGATTGCCTGTGTTCAATGAAATTTCGCCTGCTGATGCCGCCTGAACGCCGAATAAATAAACCAATATATCCTGCTTCATGTTTCCCTGACCTCAAGTCCCATTGCGCGAGCCACTGCAACCCGCACTTCATAATCCCGCGTGGGCATACCCTTCACGTCTTCATGGATTAAAACTTCATCTTCGATGTATGTGAAATCAAACGTCAGCTTCATCTTGCGTTCCGTGCGCGTGTAAAGCGGACGATACTGGCCCATCAGCTCAACCTTCACCTGCCGCTTTAAATCGCTGATCTCGCCTGCACGCTCCAGAAGCTGCAACTCCATCCAGCGCGCAGCTTCTTTTTTGCTGTCAAACTTGATGTCGCCCACAACCGTTTTCTTCGCACCGTATTTGTTGCGCGAAGGCTTGCGGAAGAACTTGGGCTGCATTTTCATGTGTCTTCACCTCTTTCAATTTCTTCAATCA